GTTTTATACCAAGGTGACGTTATGGTTGGTAGACTTGCTATGGGTGTAGGAACACTTAACCCTGCAGGTGCAATCGAACTAACTTCAGCACGTAGTTAATCATGTCTTTAAATCCCGGAACATCTACAACTATTACTAGAGTTAAAGGGAACGGTGCTTCCTTAAGTGGAATTGGACAGGTTGATAAATCAATCACTAAAAATCCTCCTACTCCTTTAGAGTATGGTAGGAAGCATTTGAGTCCTGCTAACATAGGAACAGTTTCTTAAACTAATTAAATATTATGGCAGCTCCAACAGCAGTTGGAGAATACGGATCATGTCAAGGTACAGAGACTCGTATATCTCCTTCAGACACAAGTGGATCAGGTAGTGCTTCAGGCGTTGCCTCCACAACAAAAAATTTACGTTTAGCATATCCAACAGTAGGGTCATCAGGTGTAACTGATACTTGTGCTGTTGTTGCTGGACAGTATACATAACACACTAAGGGGGGTTTCACGACCTCCCTTTTTTTTATTCATAATTCTTAACCTATGACTACCACAACTACAACACTCGATACCGAACTATCCGCAGTTAACTCTATATTGGGTAGTATAGGTCAGTCTCCTATTTCGCAAATAGACTTTACTAATCCTGAAATAAAATTTGTTTACAACTTATTAAAAGAATCTAATCAAGATGTGCAATCTGAAGGATGGACTTTTAACATAGAATATCATATAAAAAATACCAGCAAAACTAGCGACAATAAATTTATAATACCTTCAGATGTTATGCGTATAGATAGAGATGATTCATGGGATCGTACGAGAGACTTTGTTAGACGAAAAGATTCTGATGATATTTGGAAAGTATATGATAGAGTTAATCATACTTTTGAATTTCCAGATGATGACTATTTTTATTTTAACTATGTTCGATTATTAGAATACGAAGATATACCAGCTCCTTTCCAAAGATATATTATATATAAAGCTTGTGGCAGAGCTGCAGTACAATTAGTTTCTAATGCTGAACTACAAAAAATGATGGCTACTTTTGAGTCACAATCTAGAGCAGCATGTATGGAATATGAATGCAATCAAGGTGACCATAACTTTATGGGTTGGCCAGATGAATCTGCATATCAATCTTATAAACCTTATCAAATGCTTAGACGTTAATGGCAAGTGTTACACAGAAAGTACCTAGTTATGTATTAGGTATGTCTACACAACCCGATGAGAAAAAACTTCCGGGACAAGTAGTAGACTTATTGAATGGGGTTCCAGATGTAGTAAGACAACTTATTAAACGTCCGGGAAGTCAATTAATCAATACGTTATCTCCTTCTACAGCTGATCATACTAAATGGTTCAGTATATATACTACTGATAGTGAACAGTATATAGGTCAAGTTGGAGCAGACGGAGCAGTTAAAATATGGAGATGTAGTGATGGGGTAGAAATACCTGTAGATTATGCTAATATAGCAGGTACAAACAAAGCTACATATTTAGATAATACTGCATTATCAGATGAAAAATCTTCTGATATACAAATAAATACAATTAACCAAACTACATTCTTTGTTAATAGAAGAAAGAGTGTAGCAATGTTAACTGATGCTGCAGATAAATCTCCTCCTCAATTAAACGAAGCATTTATATCTTTAGATACTATCTCTTATGGTAAGCAATATGCGTTAGATATTTACGATCCAGATAATAATGATACTATTACTTATAAAAGAGCTACGAGTCTTTCTGTTGACAAAATAGATCAATCTGATTATAGTGGTACCAGTAATGGTGACTGTAAAGGTGCAGGAAGAGAAGTTGTATTTGTACCAGTAGTAAGTAATAATGCTGGTGATTCAGGTACTGCTTTTGGTGCAACTTCACCTCCTGCTACAGGTAATGGAGGACGAAGTAATCTTAGATATGAATTGGATACTCGGTGTACACCACAGATAGATGACACTTCTGATGAAGAAATTGACAAATACCATGATACATATCAATCATATGTTAAATTACAATTTGGTGGAGAAAATTGGCATACAGGAGACCAACATACATATACAACGGATAAAGGGGTTCAAACTAAAGTTAGAGTAAAAGCTGACGATACTGTTACTGCGAGAGCTAACATAGCTATGGTTAGACCTCCAGCTACATCATCTAGTTCTGATGAACATGTATCTGCCAATGGTATTTTAGGTAATATAAAAAGTACTTTAGATGCTATAAGTGGTACTGGAATTACAGCCACGATTTGCGGAAATGGTATTCATTTATACAGAGCTACACCTTTTGGTGTAACCTCACCAGAGAAACAATTAATAACTGTTACTACCACTGAAGCTAATAATATAGCTGATTTACCTCGTGTATGTCGTCATGGTTATACAGTACGTATTGTTAATAGTGGTGAAGATATGGATGATTATTACCTTCGTTTCCAAGCTGAAGGTGTGTCTCCAGATATCGTACAAAAAGCTACATATACTAGATCAGGTAGTACAGTAACTATTACTTCCGCTGGTCATGGATTTTCAGCTGGTGATGAAGTTATATTAGATTTTACTTCAGGTGCTAATAAAAAGGATGGTTATTATACAGTCAATTCTAGTGGACTTACATCGGACGTATTTAAAGTCACGGTTGCTGGAAGTGCTGATACTAGCGGTAACGTCACAGTTCATCCAGTTCGCTTCGGAGAGGGCGTGTGGGAAGAGGTAGCAGCTCCCGGCATAACAACTACCTTTGACAAAGATACAATGCCTCTGAAGCTCACCAGAGTGCTTCCCGGAACATTCTCTATTAATGGTGATTCTGCTACGTCTCATACTAACGGTGCATTTCAATTTGGTTATCCAGATTGGGGTAAACGTGATGTAGGTGATGATATAACAAATGGTGAACCATCGTTTGTAGGACACCGTATTCAAAAGATGTTATTCTTTAGAAATAGAATTGCTTTACTTAGTGAAGAAAATGTTATCCTATCTAGGGTAAATGACTTCTATAATTTCTGGGTAAAAACTGCGATGGCAATTTCTAACGCTGACCCGATTGATTTACAATCTAGTTCTACATATCCAACTCGACTGTTTGATGCTGTTGAAAACTCTGGAGGTTTAGTTATCTTTAGTGCCAGTGAACAATTTTTATTAAGTGCTGGAGCAGAAGCTTTACTTACTCCTGAAACGGCTAAGATAACATATGTATCATCATACGCTTTTAATCCTGATACCAATCCTGTGTCTTTAGGAACAACTATAGGATTCTTAAATAGTACAGCACGAGAAGCTAGATTTTATGAAGTATCGAATGTTACTACTAGAAATGAACCTGATGTTCAGGAACAAAGTAAAATTATAGCCGAAAAATTTCCTCAGAATATAACTAATGTAACCTCATCAACAGAAAATAATCTTTTATTATTTGCTGTAGATAGTACATTACATACTGCAAGTAACGAAGTATGGGGTTATAAATGGTATCAAGCTGGAGACCAACGTGCTCAGTCAGCATGGTTTAGGTGGACATTACCTAATACTGTAGTTTTCCATACTATATTAGATGATCAATACTATGCTGTATTAAATACAGGTTCTACATATACATTAGAAAAATTTGACATAAAATTAACTTCTGGAACTCCAATGATAGGAACTGCTCCTGATGAAAATCGTATACATTTAGATACAAAGAAAACAATAGCATCTGGAGATCTGACCTATGATACTGTTAATGATGTAACAACGTTTACATTAGGTGCAGGGTTTTATAGCACTCGTACACTCACAGCTTACTGTGCAACTGATAGTGACTCAGCTGGTAGGAGTTATGATATTCCAACTCTTGATGCCAATTTCAACTATTCAGATGTAGATATTAGTGCAAATACGATTACGATAACAAATCATGGTGTAATTGTAGGTACTCCAGTAAAATATGGATCAGGGTGGTCAACATCACAAGGTGCTCAATCAGTAGGTGGTCTTTCTTCAGGTACTGTGTATTATGTTATACCAGTAAATGATAATACTATAAAACTTGCAGCAACACTATCGGATGCACTTGCTGGTACAGCTATAAATTTGACTGACCAAACGAGTGCTCTAAATCATGATCTTGACACAATTTTTTCCGGAATAATAGTATTACCCGGAAACTGGAAGACATCTACTGAAGCTGGTTCATCTCCTGCATCAGTTAATACAGATTTAATTATTGGATATGAATATGAGTTTGAAGTAGAATTACCTAAAACATATGTTACCAGACAAGAAGGTGAAGCAAATCGTTCTGAAACTAGAGGGTCTTTAGTTTTACATAGGATGAATTTTGACTTTGGAGATGTAGGAGTTTTAGATATAACATTAAAACGTAAAGGTCGAGAAGACTATACTTATACAGTAGAATCAAAAGAATATGATAATATAGCTGCTAGTACAGCTGCAATAGCGTCAGGATATGTTCATACAATACCAATATATGACAGAAATACTAATGTCACAGTATTGATAAAATCTAATCATCCTTCTCCAGCAACGTTGTTTTCAATGAATTGGGAAGGAGATTACTCACCAAGATATTATTCACGTGTCTAAATACATTCACCCAATTACAATGGAGGCGGCTGTTGAAGTTGCCTCTAATCTTCGTACAGATGACTATAGAGAAGTATGGGAAGGTCATGGCCATTTCCCACGCTGGTATATACCATTTGCTGCTTTTAATGGAGACACAGT